CGAAGAGCGCGCGGCGCACCCCCGCGAGCGCGTCCCCCAGCGGGCGGGGGGGGGGGTACTATGATCGAACTATTCGCCAGACAGTCGGCCCCCGGCTGGGACGCATGGGGCGACGAAGGGGAAGGCGGGGACGGCGGGGAATAAGAACACGAAAGAGATCCGGGACCTGGCGGCGTGTGTGTGTGACCGCCTGGCCGGGAAGGTCCTGATCCACCGCTACGACGCCTATTCCACCAACAGCGTTTATTTGAAGTTCGACTATGGCGTGGCGAACAGCCTTCGGATCGCTGACCACGCCGGGAAGAAACACCTGGCCTATCGGTTCAACATCATTTTGAACCTGACGGAGCCGAAGAACGACCTGTCCGGCCGTTATCCCCGGAACTTCTACCCGCCGGACATGGTGGACCAGGTGATCGAAGATATTCTGGCCGGCGTCGAAGCGAAGCGCGCCAGGTATCGGAACTATGAAAAGACCGTGTCAGACGCAAAGGCCAGGATCGCCCACGAACGGGGCTTCTGGCAACAGGCCCGACAGGTAAAGACGGAGGGACAAAAGTGAAGAACCTGAACTATCTGAACAAATACCGCCTGGACGCCCGGCACATCTACGGAAGCAACGGCGACGAACACAACGGAGCCTTCAAGGTATTCGTGAACGGCCGGTCCTTCCTTGTGATTGCCAGCAACGGCGGCGGCTGGGACCATGTCAGCGTCAGTCCATACAGTCAGAAGCGGAAGACCTGTCCGACCTGGGAAGAAATGTGTCAGATCAAGGATATGTTCTTCGAGCCTGACGAATGGGCGGTCCAGTATCACCCGGCGAAGGCTGACTATATAAATTTTCATGAATACTGCCTTCACCTGTGGCGGCCGATCGAAAAGGAACTGGTCACGCCGCCGAAAGAATATGTGTAAAGGGCGGTGGAGGTATGAAGAAGACGATATTCGCCGCGCTTGTGCTTCTGCTGTGCTTTTCTTTTTACGTCGAGCGCGCAGACAGCACAGAAACGGCCCCACCGCCTTCCCTGGCCCCTTCGCCCGTCGTCCTGCCCTCTATCGACATCAACGTCGCGGAGAGCGTGACGCCGGCCCCAGAGCCGGAGAAAGCGGAACCAGACTGGACCGAATACGAAGCGACCGCGTACTGTGCTTGTGAAAAGTGCTGTGGAACCTGGGCGGAGAACCGCCCGGACGGGATCGTCTACACGGCCAGCGGAGCCGCCGCCCAGGAAGGCGTCACGATCGCGGCCGACTGGGACGTCCTTCCCCCTGGAACCGTCGTATTCATTGACGGCCTGGGGGAACGAGTGGTCCAGGATCGCGGCGGAGCCATTAAGGGGAACGCCGTCGACATCTACTTCGAGGACCACAACGAAGCCCTGATCTTCGGCCGCCAGACGGTCCGCCTTTACATAGTGGAAGGAGGTGACAGCCCGTGAAGACCCGTTCCGTATGTGGCCGCCAGGTGAAAAAGACGGTCGTCTGTCCATACCAGCGAAAGGGCCTGGAAACCTGCCCGGACTGTTGCGAGAAATGCCACAGAAGCGAACCCTTCCCCTGTGCGGAGTATGACAGGAGAACGGCCCAGAATGGAGGAAAGACACATGAACACTTCAAGACGCGCCGCCGGCTTCTTTACCCAGGGAAGCCCCGGCACAAAAGGAAATGACAACAAGAGCCGGGAAGCCGCGAAAAAATGGGCCGAAACCCTGGACCTTCCCGAAGACCAGGCGATCCCCTGTGTAGTGGCGTTCGCTTGCCTTCGTTATCATAGGAAATCATTTGTCCGCAAACTGGCAAGCGGGACCGGGGAGATCACGACCTGGCAATCGTTGAAAATCGGCGTGGCCCTGTTCCTGTGGGGCCGCGCCCAGAAGAAAGACCCCTGGGGCGAGCTGTACCGGATCACGAAGTTCGCCCAGAGGTGGAAGGAAGGTGACTCTATATGAACGACGTGAAACTGTCCGGACGCCTGACGCGCGATCCGGAATTGAAACACACGCCGGCCGGCGTCCCGGTGGCGTCCTTTTCCCTGGCCGTGGACCGGAAGTTCAACCGCGAGGAAGCGGACTTCATTCCGATCGTCGCCTGGCGGAAGACGGCGGAGTTCGTGGCGAAGTATTTCCGGAAGGGACAGCGGATCATTATCGCGTCCGGCCGGATCAAGGTTGACCCGTACACCGACAAGGACGGAAACAAAAGGACCCGGTTTTCCGTTGTGGCCGATGAAGTGGAGTTCGCGGACTCCAAACGCGCCCCGGAAGATCAACCGGCCGGAAGCCTGGCGGCCGACTACATGGCCAGCGGTGGCTTCGAGGAAATAGACGAAGAAGACGGCGATCTTCCCTTCTAAAGACTGCCGGGGAAGGAGGTGAACGGCATGGACGCCAAACCCAAAGCAAAGAAGAAGGACAAGACGGAGCAGACCCGACGACGCGTCTGTGACATCTTGAAGAACCACGATCAGGAACTTCTGACCATAGAAGCCCAGATCGAAACCGAGCGCGCCGCCCTGAAAAAAGATCTGGAAGACATCAGGGCCAGGGCCTACCCGCGCGCCGTCCGATATGACACGCCCCGCGTCCAGTCGTCCCCCGACCCAGGCGCACAACTGGCGGAAATGGCCGACGCCATTCGCGGAAGAACCGCCAGGACTCAAAGGGCAATAGACGCCCTGGAAGAACAACAGCGGCAAATAAAGAACGTCCACGAAATCGTCCTGGCTATGGACTCGAAGTCGAAGATCGTCCTTCTGACGCTGTACTATCCCTATAAGACCTATGCGAAAGCGGCCGAAGCCCTGGGCGTGGACGTTTCCACGGTAAGCCGACAGCGACAGACCGCCGTCGACCGCCTGGTTCGGAAATATATCCGCCTTCATGGTCCTGTCAAGTGATCCGCCTATCTGGGCGGAAAACTTTTTGCACATAAATGCACATAGTTGCATATGTTTGCATATGTTTGCATATGTCTGCACTTGTACCAGGGCTAAAGATATGCGAAAATGCTACAAGGGAACCTTGCCCAGTTCCCGACCTCCTTTTTTGATAGGGACGCGGAAAGGGACGCCTTCGCCGGCGTTCCTTTTCTGTTGTCCCGATTTTGTTATGACCAAGACCGAGCGGAAAGGACGGTGAAAAATCGTGGCAAGGCTAACGAAGAAGAACGAAGTGTTCTGTGAAGAATACTTGATCGACCTGAACGCGACCCAGGCCGCGATCCGCGCCGGATATTCCGTGGAATCGGCGGGGAGTATCGGAAGTGAATTACTGAAAAAACCTGAAATCCGCGCGCGCATAGACCGCGCTATGGCCGAAAGGTCGAAGCGTACAGGAATCAACGCCGACCGGGTCCTTTTGGAACTGGGGAAAATCGCCTTCGTGAACGCGATCGACGTGATCAATATGAACGACGCGACCGTTCTTTCGGACGCGTCCCGTGACGACACGGCCGCGATCGCTTCTGTGAAGGTGAAAGTGATCCCAGGAGAAGACGGCGACGGAGTGGAACGGGAAATCCGCCTGGCCGACAAATTGAAGGCCCTGGAACTGTGTGGAAAGCACCTGGGAATGTTCAAGGACAGCCCGGACAGCGCCGCGCCTGTGACGGTGGTGATCAATTATGACTACGGCCCGGACGATTGAGTTCAGAGCGTCCGCCCAGTTCAACCCCGTTTTCCGACCTGTGAATGAATGGCGCGGGAGATACCGCATTTTGAAGGGGTCCGCCGGTTCCGGAAAATCCGTGAATATAGCCCAGGACTTCGTCGCGAAGCTGTCCGACCCGGCCTTCCAGGGGGCGAACCTGTTAGTCGTCCGGAAGATTGAAGAAACGAACCGCGACAGCACCTTCGCAGAGTTACAGGCGGCGATCTATCGAATGTTCGGCCCTTATGCTGACCGCTTCTGGAAGGTCAATTTGAACCCCCTGGCCCTGGAATGTCGGACCACCGGGAACCGGATCATATTCCGGGGCGTGAAGGACCAGCGACAGCGTGAGAAGGTGAAGTCGATCACCTTCAAGAACGGGAAACTGGTCTGGATATGGTGCGAAGAAGCGACGGAACTTCTGTCCGAAGACGTCGACATTCTGGACGACCGCCTTCGCGGCAACCTGGACGACCTGAACCCGAACCTGTTCTATCAGATCACAATGACCTTCAACCCGGTCAGCGCGACCCACTGGATCAAGGCCCGGTATTTTGACAAGGCCGATCCGGACGTCCTGACCCATCATTCGACCTATAAGACGAACCGTTTCATCGACCCGGCCTATTTCCGCCGCATGGAGCGACGCAAGGAAGAAGACCCGGAAGGCTATCGCGTTTACGGCCTGGGCGAATGGGGCGAACTGGGCGGCCTGATCCTGACGAACTTCGAAGTCCACGACTTCCCGACCAGTCGGGACTGTTTCGACGGCTTCTATTACGGCCAGGACTTCGGCTTCAACCATGCCGACGCCCTTCTGGGGATCGGCTGGAAGGACGGCGAAATCTATGTCTGTTCGGAACTGTATGTCTTTGAGAAGGACACAGAAGAAATTATCAGCCTGGCCCGACAGGCGAAGGTCGATCCCCGCGTGGAAATGTTCTGTGACTCCGCAGAGCCGGACCGGATCAGAACGTGGCAGAAGGCCGGCTTCCGGGCTTATCCGGTGAAGAAGGAGCCGGGAAGCGTAAAGGCCCAGATCGACTTCCTGAAAGGTCGAAAGATACACATACACCCTTCCTGCGTGAACGTCCTGAAAGAAGTTCAACAGTGGAAGTGGAAAAAGGACCCAACCACGGGCCTTTATATCGACGAACCTGTGGAGTTCATGGACGACGCTATGGCGGCCCTTCGCTATGGCGTGGAGCGTCCGCGACGCGGTTCGTCCATCGAAGTTTTGAAGTGAGGTGGAGGAAATGGAACTGTCTGTCATGGACCGGATCAACATGATCCTGTCGGACCCTGAAAAAGCAACTATGACCCTGGCCCAGATTGTCAGCGAAGAAATACGGGAGTTCAAGAGGTCCCCCCAGTATCAGATCATGGTGGAAGCCGAAGCATATTACAGGAACAGGTCTTCCGTCCAGAAGAAGACGGTCGACGTCGCCAATCGGTCGAACACAAAGATCGAACGGCCAATCCTGAAAAAGCTGGTGGACCAGAAAGCGAACTATCTTCTGTCGAAGCCCTGGACCGTGGACACTGAAAACGGAGCCTATGGCGACGCCCTGAACGCCGTCTTCGACCAGACCTTCCGCCGGAAGATCAAGAGCCTGGGGAAAGGCGCGGTCAAGTCCGGGATCGCCTGGCTTCAACCCTATTTTGAGGACGGGAAACTGGCCTTCATGCGCGTCCCTTCGACAGAGGTCGTCCCCCTGTGGCGGGACTCCGAACGAACGAAGCTGGACGCCTTCATTCGCTTCTATGACCAGATTATCTACATCGGGACCAGGAAGCACATGATCACACACGCCGAATTTTGGTGGACCGGTGGCGTGAAGTATTTCAAGACGGACGCCTTCGCGGGGACCGGGGCCGGCGACTTCTACGTCGACAAAGACCACGGGACCGAGGAAAACGACTGGACAGAACCACACTTCACCGTCGGCGAAAAGGCGTACAACTGGGACGAAGTTCCGATCGCCTGGCTGAAATACAACGAAGAAGAACTTCCCCTCTGCTACTTCGTGAAGGACCTGATCGACGACATCAACTGGCAGAACAGCGTAACGGCCGACGTCCTTCGGGACGTGGCGAAGTTCATCTATATTCTTCGGAACTATGGCGGGGCCGACCTGGCGGAGTTCTTGAAGGACCTAAAGGAACACATGGCGATCAAGGTCACTTCCGACGGCGGCGTGGACAAATTACAGGCAGACCTGAACATCGACGCCGTCATGTCCTTCCTGGACAATGAGCGGCGCGACATATACGACTTCGCGGCGGCTGTGGACACGAAGGACCCGGAACTGGGGAACGCCAGCGGTTCTGCAATCAATTTCCGATATATGGACCTGGACGCCGACTGTGACTCCCTGGGGACCGAACTGAAAGACACCTTCCACCGGCTGAAACTGTTCATTGACGTCTATTTCCAGATCACCGGCCAGGGGGACTTCACCGGGGACGACTTTGACATCGTCTTCAATATGGACCTTCCTGTCAACGAAACGGACATCATCAACAACGCCCGGAACAGTGACGGCCTGATCTCCAAGCGGACGATCCTTCAAAATCACCCCTGGGTCACTGACGTCGACGAAGAACTGGACCGCATGGACGCCGAAAAGAAGGCCGCTATGGCCGAGTTTGGGGCCGGCCTATTCGACGATACCCTGGGAGCCGGAAACGGCCCACAGACGGCCCAGGAGGGCCAGGAAGGGGCCGCTGGAAAGGCTGGTGGCCTGAATGGCGAGGAATAAGGAATACTGGATCGAACGCGCCCTACAACGGGAGAATGAAGCCTACCTTCGCGGGGTAAACCTGACGGCGAAAATGTTCAAGGAATATGAGCGCGCCGCCCAGGCGATCCGCCGGGAGATCGGCGACTTCTATTCCCGTTATGCGGGGAAGTATGGCCTGACCTATGACCAGGCCGTCCGCCTTCTGACGCGAAAGGAGTTCCAGGAGTGGAAGGCGACCCTGGGCGAATACGTCGCCCGGATCGCTTCGGAGCCTGACCCGCGCGTCAAGGCCCTTCTGACTGCCCAACTGGACGCCCTGTCCACAAACAGTCGTATTTCCCGCCTGGAAGCCCTTCTGGGCCAGATCGACCTGAAACTGAATGACCTGTGGGAAACCGGCGTGACACAAATGAAGGCGGAGTTCGGCGACACCTTCCAGGAAGGCTACTACAAGAAGATTTATGACATACAGTCCCGCGTCGGTTTTATCCATGAGTTCGCGAAGCTGGACGAAAGCGTCGTGGAAAGTGTTCTGTCCTATCCCTGGTCCGGGGCTATGTTCTCCGACCGGCTATGGCAGAACAAACAGGCCCTTCTGTTCCATGTTCGGGAGATTATCACACAAGGCGTCATGCAAGGAAAGAGCATAGCGACCATGTCGAAGGACCTGTCGGCCAAAATGGGCCAGTCCTACAAGGCCGCCGAACGTCTGATCCGGACGGAAACGACCTATTTCCACAGTGAAGCGGACAAGGCCGCCTATGACGCGGCCGGCGTGGAAGAATACGAATATGTAGCGACCCTGGACAGCCGGACCTGTGAAACGTGCGCGGCCCTGGACGGGAAGCACTTCAAGGTGAAGGACGCCCAGGCCGGCGTGAATTATCCGCCCATGCACCCGAACGACCGTTGTACTACGGTCGAATATGACCCGGACGACGCCCTGGACTGGTACAATTCCGGTAAACCCATGCCGAAGGATATGACATACGAAGAATGGTATGATCAGCAAGTGGCCGAACATGGTCCCGGCTATGTTGAAACAGAACGCCAGAAGTCGTATAATATAAAGGCAGACGCGGAGCAGTTCGCCCGGTATGCTGACCGCCTGGGAGCCGACGCCCCGGCCGATCTTGACGCCTTCCAGGAAATGAAGTACAGGGACCCGACCGCATGGGCCGACTTGAAGTCCTTCTATTCCTACAAGGGGCGCGTTCCGGAAGCCGCCAGGGACGACTTCACCCTATACAAGAAGATCAGGGACACCGGCATTTATGGGACCGTCAGAGTTCCGCCGGAGCCTGTCGACGCGGCGTCGCTGTGGTTGAACGCCGAACACGTCGCGGATCACGGCCACAGCGCAACCGAAGCGGAAGCGCGGTCGTTCATCGAAAGCGCGATCTTCTCCCTAAAGCGGAAACACTGGACCGGAATGACCTTTACGAACTACTATTCCGCAGACGGCGCGGCCTATGTGCTGAACGCCGACAACGAAATCAGAACCGCCTTCAAACGGGACCAGTTTAAGGGAGCCGTGAAGGACGTTATGGAGGTGATCGAGAATGGAAAATAAGAAGTGCCACTGTCCGATCGTGGACAGGGAGATCGACGCTATGGACTGTTTCGACGCCGCCCTGGTCTTCGAAGAACTGTCCCCCCTGTCCGAACTGCCTGACTATATGAAGTTCACGGATCGGAACCAGGAAGTTTGTTTGAAGTGCCAATACCACCCCGAATAAAGGAACGTCCCCCCCACGGGGCGGGGTGTTTTGCAGGCCCGGTTGGTTACGGCCGCCATTACAGATACGGTAGTGGTGAA